GCAAGTAGCCGAGTACTTTATAATAGAGTACAAACCTTTTGACCCTTTAAAAGAGCTAGACGACATTATAAACTTAACCTTTAGACACAATGCTTAAAGCAATAACCCCCGAACTAGATTTTTTACTACGCTCGTTAAAAGACGCTGTAGAGACATTTAACGAACCCGACGACAAAGACCTAGAGCTAGACGATACACTAACCTATAAAGAAAAGCTACCTACTTTATACGGTACGCTAAAAGGTAAGGTACAATATACCGCTAGACGCTTAGAGCAAGACGCTAATAGGTTAGAGATAATTTTAAAACATATTAAAAAACTAGACAAATGAGTAGATTATACGAGTACTATATAGAGCGGTTATTTAATAGTAACCCCCACGAATACGCTCAGTTTCAAAAAGAACAAGCCGAGCACCAAGAGCAAGAGCATAAAGTAAAACGCTTAAAGCTATGGCAAAGCGGTAAAATTAGCATACTTAACGGCGGTACTGTCGAAGAGTGGGTAAGCCTTGGACGACCTAAAGCCCCTATACTATGAAAGTAAGACTAAGAAAAGGGCGAGAGCTCGTACAAAATTGTGAAACGCCAAAAGCCTACGCCGTTAAAATGTGGGCTATGGTTTTCGTACCAAAGTCTAAAAGTCTTTTAACACCCGTAGAAAGCTCTAAGTATTTTTTTATGGACAAAGACAACGTAGAATATAGCGAGTACGACCTAGTAGTGTCTAACGCATTTTTAGAGGGTAAAGACGAGCTAATAGAAGAGCTTAACCGTATCTACCACTTTAACAAAATGCACCGAGACAATACAACCGATATACCGTATAACTATGGAAACTAGAAAAGCTTTTATATATCGAATGCTAGCACTAGTAAGCGAGATACAAGACAAGCCTAACCTAACTACTAAAGACGTTACTAGTATGCTAGAGGTACAACTAAAAATACGAGAGCGTAGTCTAGTAGAAAACCTAGGCGAAATAGCAGAAAAAAAATTACGTACAAGCGGGTTTCCATAAGCATAGCTACGCTAACGTATTACAACTATTCAAATTAATCTTAACTAAATTTTAACACAATGGCACACGCAGAAATTAAAAACGGAAAAATAGAATTAGTAACGCCTAACGGAACTTGGCAAACTGGCGACGGCTCAAAGACATTTTTTAAATTCGAGGTCTGTTTTGAAAACGGCGACGTAGGCGAGTACTCTAGCATACATAAAGAGCAAAATAAATTCGAGGTAGGCACTACGGTAGACTATGAGTATTACGGCGGCAAGTTTCCAAAGATAAAACCCGTATACGCAAAACCAAACGTACCAACCTCGGGCGGCTCTAATAGCTTTAGTAAAAGCCCCGACGTACAAATTAAGATAGTAAGACAAAGTATGTTAAAAGCTAGTGTAGACTTTTGGGCAATAGACCCAAAACTAAAACCTAGTATAGACGACGTACTAAAAACCGCCGAACGGTTCGTACAATTTGTAGAGGGTAACGATGCCGTACAATTCTCTAAAGAGTTTACTACACCAAGCGCCGCACCCGAGGCAACCCCTAAACAACTTAAAGAGGATAACCTACCTTTTTAGTTAGTTAATTAGTTTGTAGGTTTATAGAGCCCCTACGGGGGTTTTATTTTTTTAACTATAAAATATACCAAATGAACAAATACAACCCTATAACAAAGCAAGAGCTATACCTATTTAAGCATTTCGACACTAAAAGCGATATAGCTAAAGCTTTAAACGTAACCCGCCCTACACTAGATAAGATATGTAGCGACCCTTTAACCTTTGTTAAGTACGCAAGCGATATATCTAAAGCGGTAAAAGAGCCTTTTAACCGAGTACTAAAACACTTAAACAATGGAATATAGCTTTAATACAGACCACGCCGAAAAATACGGGGTAGACGAGGCTATAATTATACGTAACCTTTTATACTGGGTATCTAAAAACAAAGCTAACGGCGTAAATGAGTACGACGGTTATACTTATACTTATAACTCAATAGCAGCCTTTAGGGTTTTGTTTCCTTTTTGGTCAGAGCGTCAAATAGGTAGAATACTAAAAAGCCTAGAAGCTCAAAACGTAGTTAAAATTGGTAACTATAATAAGGCTAAGTACGACCGTACGAAGTGGTACGCTTTCGTAGACTACCAAACAATACACCAAACGGTAAAAAGCAATAACGTAAAAGGTAAAAAGGAAACTACCAAACCGTTAAAAGCAATAACCGAAAAGGTCGAACCTATACCATATACTAAAACTACAGATACTAAACCAAATACTAAAACCATATATACTGAGTGCGTTAGCGTCTACGACGCTTTTTGTTTACAAAGGTTTGATAGTCCCGCAAAGATAAACGGCGCCGAGGGTAACGCTTTAAAACAAACTATAGGCTATTTAAAAAAGTCCGCAGTAGCTAAAGGGTTTACCGAAGACACCGCACTAGATAGCTTTAAGTATATTCTAAACGGGTGGGACAAACTAGAGCCGTTTTTGCAAAAACAAATTAAGCTAACACAAATTAACTCTAATCTAACTAACATTATAAACCAGTTAAAAAATGGAACGGGAACAATTCAAAAAGGCGGTAGCTCTCTTAGGGAAAAACTCAAAGACAAATACGCTTAACTTACCTAGTGTAGTTACTTTATTTAACGAGGTATCTATACTAGAAGACCCTAGAGCTTTTAAAATGCAAGTGCTTAAAATGAGTACTAGAGATTTAGCGCATATTATACTAGACCACAAACCTAAAAGCCTAAGTAAATTAGCAAAAGAGAACGGCGACGAAAAGCTAACCGACTTAATTAGCTTACATATTATAGAGGTACTAGAGTGGTTTAATGTTAAAAATAGTATGAGCGACAACCAAATACTAGACGCCGCATTTATGCTATATAATGAGTTTAAACATTATAATATGTACGATATAGGCGTATGTTTTAAGCAAGGTAAGACGGGCAAGTATGGCAAAGTATACGACCGCATAGACGGCGGCGTATTGTTTGAGTGGTTACGTTTATACGATATAGACCGAACGGGAAACATAGTAACCATAAGACAAAACCAAGACGCAGAACATAAAAGACATTTTAGAGAACGCTCTAGCGAAATGAGTTTAAGAGATTTTTTAAATAAAGACTAAGCCGAATAAAAAAATTAATCGGTTACAACTAAAACAGAAAAAAAATGAAAATAACAAACGAAGATAATATAGAGTTAATGGCTCGATACGAGGACAATTATTTCGAGTTGGCTATTGTAGACCCTCCTTATGGGATAGATGTTACTAAAATGACTTTAGGCAATGGAAAGAAAAAAATAAATAGAGGTTTATCTGATTGGGATAATAGCACACCAAATTTAAATTATTGGAATGAATTGTTTAGAGTTAGTAAAAATCAAATTGTTTGGGGTGCTAATTATATGACAAATTTCCTTCCTCCAAGTATGGGTTGGATTTATTGGGATAAAGGAACTGGTGCGAATGATTTTAGTGATGGAGAATTAGCATATACAAGTTTCAATCGAGCATTGAGAAGTTACAAAGTTTCTTGGGTTGGTGCAAACGCAAACAATGGAACACCAAGAATTCATCCGACAGAAAAACCAATTAAATTGTATGAGTGGATTTTGATGAACTATGCAAAAGAGGGCGACAAAATACTCGATACACATTTAGGTAGTGGTTCAATAGCAATAGCTTGTCATAATTTAGGATATGATTTGACTGCTTGTGAACTTGACAAAGATTACTACGAAGCGAGTTTAAAAAGATTAAAGCAACATCAAGCTCAATTAAGATTAATATAAACCTAAACCCTTACCTTAAACGGTAGGGGTTTTTTTATTGTCTATAAATTAGATGTTTAGCTATTGTAAGGGTATAATTTTTGTAGTAAATTGGGCGTATGAACGAAGACGAAGAAAAAATAAACGCCGAAGAGGTAGCCCGTAAGACTTGGAAC